GACCGTACTCAGCATTAGTAGAAGACTGTATATTAGGGTTCAAAAATACTTCACCATATGGAAAGAAATGATATAATTTAGATCTTATTGTTAAATCTTTATTAACCATGCATATAGTAGGATCTACACTTATTTGCATTGGATTAACATACATTAAGTTACTTTCTACATCTGTGTCAAAATTTAACAGTGGAACATTTACACCATTTGTGCCTACTTGATACATAACATGTTTTTCTATAAAATCAAGAAAATTTCCTAATCTACAGTAATATTGATTTTCTTTATCTAGAAAATAATATTCAACACCATCTACTAGACCTGTAGTTTGAGAATAAGGAGGAGTAAAAGTAAAAGATTTAACATATTCTATTCTATATGATACAACTCCTGGAGTATTTGTATTAGGTACCCCAGCCATCCTATTTTTCATTCTGTACAAATACTGTCCTACAGTACTCTTATTGGCGTATAAGTCAATTTTTTCGTCTATTGTTGGGTCAGTAGCCTGAGTACTTCCTGGTGATGCAGTTGAAGGAGATGATGGTGTGGTTGGATTTAGAGTATTTATTTTAAATGAATCTACAACATCACCAATACTAATTAAATCCAGAGTAATGTCATAACTTCCATCCGGCATAAATGACCAATGAAAGTTAACTACTCGAGCAAACATTGCGTCATAATTCCCATAAGTTTGTTTTCTCATAGCATCTATGTAACCAAGAAAAGTTTTATATGTTAATGGTTCAGGTGTTTGATTTTTATCATCTTTGGTTTTATATTTTTTTCCTGAAAGGAAGTATTCTGCTAAACTAGCATTGCTGTTTGCTTCTAATTTTTCCTTTTCATTAATGTACAGTGAATGTCCCCATTCTAATAATATAGAAAAACCTAATCTTAAATATAAAACATCTATAATGTCAAATTGAGTTCGATTAAATGCTTTAATTTGTACTGTTGCTTTTCTTAATGAACCATTGTTTAGATGTTTAATATCTGCTGATTTTATACCCATCATTGGTTGTCGACCAAATTCTGTTCCTCCAATACCATAAGCATTGTCACTTAAGATGTTGTTTCCATAGTCTATTCCTGCTCGATTATTATTTTCATTGTCTGTTCCATTAAATAGTACAAACTTTTTAGCTAGATTATTACCTTGAATATTGTTAAGACTACTAAGTGTTTTATTTTGCATTATGTCTTTATTAGTCACATTTGTAGATGAAACTAACTTAACCCATGATGTGTTTGAGTTTAAATATTTTAACACATCATTTGAACGAGGTATTCCATTAGTGAAACCAGCTCCGTAGAATGTTTGTCGATTATCAATTTGTTTAATTATCTCGTTTGGAAAACCTTCTCCTAAAATATTTGCCATTTTTTATAAACCATTTAAATTTTTAAAACTAGTTAATACTGCAGCGTAATTTGCAGGTATTCGTATTTGTAGCCCCTCAGGAATGATAAGTGAATCTTGAGGTAAATCTGAAGGTAAAGATGTTCCGGCTGTTGCTGTATTTGCAATAGATATAATCCACCATAATGATTGATCACCATAATATTGATTTGCTAAAACATCAAATCTGTCACCCTGTGTTGAGTAAACATAGACATCATTATCAGATAGTAAAACTTCTGGATATCGAGTTGTTTGATAACTAGGTTTACTATCTATTGATGTGATTGATATGGTTTGATATCTATTCATTTGAGGCTACTATGGATGTTGTTGGTATGGATGCTAAAGAGGCTTGATTTTTATCATAATTACTATCTGCCGCTGTTTTTAAGGATATGTATCTTTGAGGACCATAATTTGTTGTATCAATATATGGATTGTTAATATTTGCAGTAATATCTCCATATGTATTTTTCTGTATTGATGGGGCAAATGTATGAATTGGTATAAAATTAAATCCTGAAACTCTTATGATATGGGGTAATTCTTTAACATCTGGGTCAACAAATGGACTAGCACCTGTAACATCAGGGATTCCTATTTCCCAAGGTGAATCTTCTTTTATTTCATATGATAAACTAGTTATGATACCAGGTTGTTCGAAAAAATATCCTCCGACTGTTAATTTTACTAAATTTCCTCTCATAAATCCTCCTACTGAACTGTAATCAGGAGCTAATGTTGAGGCTAAATAGTTTAATTTTTTATACATTGGTATAAGTTCAGCTTTTGATTGAGCAGCTACTGTCCAACCTAATGAAACTTTTCTGTCAAACCCACCGTAAGTGTAAAATTTTTCACCTCTTCCTATGTATTGTGTAGCAATCCAATTAGCATCATATGAGTCACTTATATTATCTAAAAATGCTCTAAAATGTATAAAAGTATTTTTACCGTTTTCTTCATTATTGATGACTTCAATTCTAAATTGAACTAAATCATTTGTGATTGAATTTATGTTTGTTTGAACTTCTTTATTTTGACCACTTTCATATATAGCTAATGCTGTAATTTTATCATAAGAATCTTCACTAGCTGCCCCGTTAAAATTACCATTAACGTATGATGTTAAATTTTTTCCTGCTCTATTGCCAGGATCTCCTAAGTTAACTCTTGATTCTATATTTTTAGCCTCTGGTCCGTTATAATCAGGAGAATTAGAAATGACTGTAGAATTTAATATTGCTAATCCATTTGGACCTCTTAAAATTTTTCTAAAATCTTGAATTTGAGGAGTAAAAGCTGAAGTATTTCTATATTTATTAAGTTCTGAAGCATCAGCTATTTGAGATGGAGTTAGAACAAGAGTATCATTTTGAGTTACTTGAGAACCTAATTTTTTATCTGTTCCCCAACTTGTTCTTTGATCTGCGAATTTAATGTTAGTATTACCTATGCCTAATATTGAGCCTGGACCTCCCTTATAACTTAATACATTTACAATACTTGAATTTATAGTTGATCCTATTACAGCATATGATATACTATCATCTAAAAAAATCTTTGTTCCATATAATGCTTCTAATCTATTGGATCCTCTTTGTACATTATCTTCATATTTTCCTATTGAACCTAATCCATCAAATGGATTTAGTCCTTGTTTGTTAACATGTAGTCCAAATGCTACTCCACCTGCTTGTAATAATGTACTTATAGGAGTGTATGCTCCTTCATTTAGTAAGAATCCGCTCGCTTGAGTACGAACTGCTGTTCTAGACAGTAAATTTTGTTTTGCAACAAACAATAAACCACTAGGATTTCTTATGTCTAAAAAGTATTTTCCTAAACGTTCAACATCTTTTATAGAATCTGTAACCGCTCTACTGCCTCCTCTTAATATAAAGTCAGTGTCAAGGACTCCAAAACCTCCTGAGTTTTCAGGAATTGGTGTTTGGATGTAGGGTTGTTTACTGCTACCTCCATGAGCTCTGTCATTTCCATAAGGTAATTTTTTAGCAGAGAAATTTCCTCTACCTCCAACATATCCTTTAGCTTGATAATAGTAGAAATCAGATAAATTAGTAACTATATTTATAAGTCCCATTATCCGGGTATATTATCGATGTATTTTGAAGGTGTTGTTCCGTTTAAATCCAATTGAGATGGTTGAGGTAAAATGTTGTTTACTCCATCATTGTATGCCTGGAATGCAGTGTTTACATCAGCAAAATTTGCTCCGTTGATTGAGTAACTTGGTTGATTACCGTCAACGTGTAATTTTGACAATGAAGTTGCGCCTGGATTAGTGATTGGTGTGGTTCCGTTATTGTATGAATAAGGAGTGCCTGCTGTTGTTAATTTGTCTAAAAGTCCCATTTTTATGTTTTGTTATAAATATTGTTGATTATAATTATGTTGAGAAAACTTTATATGTACCTATATTAGTTGCTTTTCCTACTTCATTATTATCCATAGTAACTGTTCCTTCTTTACTTTCAATTCTAGATAAAGTAGCATTCATCATTTGCATTTGACTTATTAGTGGAGAAATGTCTATACTTGCTCCTCCACTACTTTGATTTTTACTACCTTTCTTCTCAGGAAAAGCCATTAAACTATCATTTTTGCTTAATTCGAATAAACCACCTTCTTTAGTAGATACTTGTGTTTTACCATCTGCTGGAGAATACATATCTCCTGCAGGTGAAGGTTGAGACATTATATATCCTACACCAGCTATTGCTGCGGCTGCGGCTAATCCTGCTCCTACAAGAGGTATAGGTCCTAAAGATTCCCATGCTCCTGCTATAGCGGCTTGAATAGCTATAGCTTGTGTTTTTATCCACATTGCTGTTAAAAGAGCAGCGACTGGAATTAAAGCTACACCTATTACTTTAAATAAAGGTGCTAATTTAGTTGCGAATGCTACTACACTTGAAATAAGATTCACTAAAGTTGTAGCAGGACCGTCAACTATAGATGATAATATAGCTTTCATTTTGTCCATAGAAGCATTAAATGTTTCTTGAGCGGATATTTTTGCTAATGCCTCTTGAGCTTCTTTTTCATTACCTATAGAATTCATTAATCTATTGGCACCATCTATGTCTCCATTTCTTCTTAATAATTCGGCCTTTTCTTCTATTTGTTTTCTTGATTCTGAGCCTAATCTGTTTAAATTTTCTTGTTGAATTAGAGAATTTGCTAATTCATCAGAAGTCATTCCTACTGATCTTGCTAATGCGTCTTGTTGAATAACATTCATTTTACTAAATTCAGTTGTGCTTCCTACCTGTTTAAGCATTTCCGCTGCTGATGCAGCGACATCTCCATTTAGCGCTAATAATCTTGCTTTTTCAAGATTTAAGTCTTTACCTGTTAGTAATTCTGCTTCAAGTTCATTTGAAATTGATGATTCAAAATCTAATAGACTTCTTGAAGATTTAGCAGCTTGATCTAAACTTATGCCTAATTTTTGAGTTTGAACTACAGCTGCGGCTATTAATGCTGGATTGTTTTGATATTGTAATCTTAATTGTCCTGATACTTTGGCGACTTCTCCTATAACTTTCTTATTATCTAATTGAACTCCGGTTTGTTTAGCTAAAGCGGATGTTTGTTTTATGACTGAGTTGGTGACGTCTTTTGCGGTCATTCCATTAGCCATAGATAATTGTTGTAGTCCTTGAGCTTCTTCAACTGAGAAACCCATTTGTTTAGTTAATAATATTTGGTCTTTAAGTTGCTGTTCAGAGAATCCAGCTGTTGCACCAAATGCTGATGCTAATTCTAATTGAGCATTGACTAAATTAGTTGTTGTTTCATAAATATTATTTCCAGCGTCTTGAATTTCTTTGAATCTATCTCTCATCGCAGTGGCTTGCTCTTTTGATATAGCCATAGATTTAGATAAATTTGTAATTTCAGCATCAGCTTTCATACCTATTTCAAATAACATTTTAAAACTATTTACTAGCAATTTAGTGGTAATAGCTGTAAGTACTAATGGATCAGTTAAGGCATCTTTAATAATTGGACCCATTTTCTTAAAAGCCATAGCCATAGCCTCAGACTTACCAACAATTCTTCCTTCACTTTGTTCTATTTCTTTTATATCATCTTCTACATCCTTCAATACACTAGACATTCCTGGAAGATCACCTAAGAATGGAATTTTAGACATTCCTTTCATTAATGCTCCAGTTACACCTAAACTTTTTTCAATTTGTTGTTGATTGCTTATACTTACTTGAAGTTGTTCATTAAAAGTATTGAGGGCACTATCATTTTCTCTAATTTGAGCACCTATTTCAGTAGAAGATGCGAGTGCTTTACGGTAAGCTTCTAAACTTGATGCATTTATATTTCTGGTTAAAAATAATGTACGAGTTGCTTCATCAGCTAATTTTTTTGCTAAGTCTAAATCAGCTTTTTTATTTTGTGTTTTTTTCTGTAAAGTTTGGAGTTCTTTAGAAGATAAATCATTTATTCCAGATTGATGACTTTGTAATTTAGCTGCTAAACTTTCTAATCCTCTAAATGCTTTTGTTGCTCTATTAGCTCCACTACTCATTCCATTAATATCATCAACTATGTGGGCAAATGCCTCTCTAGTTGAATTTATATCTTTCATGAGATCACTATATGCCTTTTCTAACCTAACTAATTCATTAACAGCATTACCTATATTTTGAGCATTAGCCGCAGCTGATTGAGCAGCAGATGCTGATAATCCATCTATTCTAGCATATAGATCAGCTAATTTTTGTAGTTGTTGTGGTGTTAATTGTAAAGGTGTCGCCATCTATAAATGATTATTTATTATAAATATTAACTATTTATATTTTGTTTGTGGTTTAGTTTTGGCTCCAGGGGTAATTTTTTGAGGTACACTACTCCAATTTTCACGATGAACTTGACCTGATGGATCTATGAGAGTAGATTTATTAGAACCTCCACTAGAAGCATTTTCGTTTGCTTCATTTTGTTTTTGGTAGAATTCGTTAACTTTATTGAAGGTAAAAAGACGCAGCCAGCGAGGCATGTTGTAAATTGTGTTCCAATCATATCCACCCTTACCATGAAATACTATTTCATGGATTTGGGTAAATAAATTAGCTCTTGCAATAGATGCAGTATTAGAAGTCAGGCCAAAAAAACTTAACCCCAACTGGGATATCGATTCTACTTGAATTTCCTTCGGGAAAAAAAGTCAGATCTACGTCTGGTTGAGTTTCTTTAATATGTTTTCTAAACTCTCGTGAGTCTCGAGCTAATAAGTGTTTGTCAACAAACTCTCGAATAGTTTTAACTTCTCGATCTCCATTAACAGATGTAATAGTATATTTGAGTCGAGTTGAAAGTTCAGAGGAATCGTTTTTATTTATTTTTTTAAGGCTGTCTACTTCTGCTTTAATCTTATTTTCATCACTATTGTTTAGAATTTTATAGGTGATGTTTACGCCAGTAGATGGTAAAGTATAGTCAAATTCGTTAACGCCTTTATTTTTAACTTCAAATGGTTTATTGTCAATTGTTGTTAAATCTATTGAATATTCTGTTCCATTATAATCAAATGTATAATCTTTACCATATCCTAAAATTCTTGCTGCTACCATAATTGCATTTTTATCACCTACAATTAAGTCATTGTAGTTGATTTTAGACACAATTAATTTTTGAAATAGTTTGTCTAATACTGTACCATTTTGAATGTAAGATTGATTGGTTAAAATGTCTTCTTCCTTAGCAGTCATGTACTTCATTGTAACTTTACCACTTGATAGAGTATTATCTTCAGGGTAAATTAAGCCTTTTGAAGGCAATTCGATTTCTTCCGTTGGGAAGTCGTAGGTTGTATTTTCCATAGATTTTATTAGTGTAACTTATTGTTCGGTTATATATATACGAAAAAAAAAGAAACTCACCAAGTTTAAGTGAGTTTCCTTTATATTTATTTTTGTTAAATTAGAAGTTCAAGATACAATAATCCATTCCTAAGTTAACTGATAATTCTTGAGCCGCGTTTTCATCATCCCAACTGTAGTCACCAAATTTAGCAGATTTAATAAATGCACCTTTGATAATCCATTCTGATACAATGTCACCAACTGGTCCTAAAACGTTGATTGTCACGTCTTTCTTGTAAAAGTCAGAGTAACCATCTCTACCTGTAACAGATTCGTGATGTAAACGTACCCATTCCATTACTGACTGAGCGCCTGATGGTGTGATAGGATCAAACAATGTCATTTCGATGTCATCCCACTGTGCTTTACCTTTAATTTTGCGGTACACGTTAATGTGGTTTAATTTGATTTCGTCCATTGTTACTCCTACAGCACCAATTTTTTTAATTGTGTATGAAGGAATTCCGTCAACATACATGATAAAGCGATTCTTTACTTTTGGTTCGAATGCTGTGAAAAATATTTCGTTTGGATCTAATATTGCCATTGTGTTTTGTTTTGTTATAAATATTATGTTTTTAAAAAATCTCCCCTTCTTTTGGAAGGGAAGATGTATTTTTTATTATGCTGGGAATGTTGCTCCAGTTGGTGTAACGTTGAAGTCTAAGTAAATGAATTCTGCTGTTTTAGTTGGTTGTAAATAAATTTGACCTACTAACTCATTTCTATCAATTACATCAGGAGTGTTGTTTGAATCATCCATTATCACTTTGTAAGCATACAATCCTTGTCTTTGTTGAACACTTGTTAAATATGGATTTACTTGACTTAAAAATTGATTTCTTGTTGCAATTGTATTTTGTTCAAACACTAAGTTATTTGCTACTTGAGAAATGTATGATTTTAAAGCAATCAACAATCTTCTAACATTTACTCTGTCTAAAGCACTAGCTCTAGTTTGTAATGTTTTCTGACCGTACACTACAACACCTGTTCCAGGGAATGTAGCAATTGGATTTACTTTTCCTGTGTATAGAGTATCTCTGCTTGCTTGAGACAATTTTTGTTCTACTCTAACTACTTGAGACAATCCACCTCTGTTTATACCTGCTGGTGCAAACCAAGGTTCAGATACTGAATCGTTGTAAGCGTAAACACCTGCAATTACTGTTGATGCTGGTACCCAAGCTAAGTTTCCTGTTCCTGGATCTACAATTTGACACCATGGCCAATATTCTGCAGCATATGAAGTATTTCTTGTTGCCGCTGCAGATACAACTGTTGATACAGTTGAGTTATAAGCTACTGGCCT